CGAATTACATAAGAATATGTGCCTCCATTATCCTCAAAGAAAGCACCATCAGTCTCATTAAACAATCCGAATCTTCTACGAATACCTACTTGTGGTGCTTCTAGACGAATTGCAAATGCGAGAGTTGCTGGTCTACCAGGAATGTATCTCATTACATTCTTCGTCTGCCTGACAACCTTACTACCAGCAGTAGATCCAACTTCCATAACCACATTACTGGAACTGGCATTATAAGTAGCGGTTCCAACACCAACTACTCTCTCATCCCATACATCAGTCTCCTTACCATACTGGAAAGTATTGAAGAAGACTGTTTGGAAAGGAGCAACCTTTAATCTGTTATTGTCAGAAAACTGAGGTCTCCAGTCAGTCTGGTTTCCCCAGTGATCTGCGATATTATAAACCTCAAAGAGACTTCTCTCCTGGTTTAGGAAGTCTTGTTCTTTTTTATTCCACTGTGCCATGAATTAAACCCAATCTAGTTTTGCTGGATGATATCTCTTAGAATCTTTTACTTGAATATTTTTTGACTCAGAATTGATAGGATAAATTTGATGTACAATTGCACCAGGATACTGACTTTGAAGTTCTTCTGCTAATCTTTCTCTACTTGGAATACCATCTTTTGCATTAAACTCCATTCTATAAAGTTGACCTTGCCATACAAGATCTGCAGCAAAATCTTCTCCAACCTGTTGGGGGGAAGATGAACCGCCAATATTTAATGTTCCATTAAAGTCACCATTAATTGTGACGCTTTCTGAAAGAAACTGATTAAAACTTTTCATATTAGCAATTCCAAGCTCTTAGACTCTTATTTATTCTGCTATTTGGATCACTAGCAGTTTTAGATGAAGTCAATTTTTTCTTCATACCTTTCATTCGAGCGCAGAATGATGCCCTACGCTTGTTTCCAACCTTTTTGCTTGGTGCTTTAAGGTCAGATCCTGGATTTTCTCTTTCGTAAGACTTACGTCCTTTTTCGTTGAGTCCTCCTTTTTTATTTTGTCCTTCTTTTCTTGTCCAAGCTGCTCCTTCACCGATTACTCCTATGTTTAGTAGATAGTTTCTGCGTCGCTTCTCAGCACTATCATATGTGGTGTTGCCACCCTTAGGTTCTGGTTTGTACTCAGCCTCTTCTCTTGCAATAACATAGTTATCAGATCCAACCGTATTCATTGCGGGATAATATGCAAGAACTTTACCAGTTGGATAAATTTTTGCGACAGCTGTATTTATTTCTTCTCTAGAAGGCTGCTCAGCGCCAGAGAAGAATAATCTAATGGTATAATACTTACCATAGAAGTTTACCATTACAGTGTAAACTCTACCATTAGTCTGAACTCTTTTAATGTTTTCAGACACAGGTACACAATTGGGAACCATTTTCTTCCCTTTCTTTTTCATACCCTCTTGCTTATAACCATCCCAGCACTTTTCATCTAGAATTTTTGCTACGATTGGAGATACTTCTTCTTTCTTATTCCCCCAATTCTTTGCACCGACCTTACGGCACTTAACTAGAGCACCAGATGCATAAGCAGAGGGCCATACAGAATAGCGAGACTTTACTTTCTTATAGCAGGCATCCTTCTCACCTGCTGCTTCTTTTTGCATATGGCAATCACAACCACATCCTTCCTTCTTGACTTTTCCGCAGCCGCAGTTCTTACAACCTGCTTCTTCCTGATGTACCATTTTCGCCTTTCCTTTTCTATTTGGATTTGGATCTTCTTTACGTTTTTTAGCTGCTCTCTTATTTCTTTCTTCTTTATCTAATGATGCACGGTCATCAGGATCACGGCAGTATGGCTTAGTTTTTTGACCTGGCTGTTTTGCACAAGGTTTACCATCATATTTACCACCAGCTTGAACCCATCCGCCACCTTTAAACCAGTCGCGGAGCGAGTATCCTTTGTCTCTGGCGGATTTACCGTCTCTCATTTTATTTAATCTTGATTATTATTATTTAGAATTCCTTGCTTAATTAATTTAGAAAGTTCTGCTGTGGAACCAACAAATAAGGAATTATTTACTGTTGTTGGTCTTGCATGTTTCTCATCAAGATCCTTCATTTTCTTTTGAAGATCCATTAACTTATCAGCAACATCAGCGACATTTTTGATTAACTGTCCAGCAACCTCATAAGCTCTAGGGTGATCTGAACTAGTTGCAACTTCCAAGATACCATCTACAGCTTCTTGCCCCTTCTCAATCAAGGCATAAAGCTGACCTCTAGTATATTCATAGTCTTTCTGAGGTTCTTCAACTTTAATAATTTTTGGTTTTTCAGATTTAACTATTTCTGAAGACTCAACCTCAGATTCAACGTTTAAAGCGTCACTAATTTTGTCGAAAGTATTCATGCTAGAGATCTACATCTGTTTGCTGTGATGGACTATAAGTTTTAAAATCTTGGAAGAATGAAACAGTCTCATTAAATCCAAAATCGTCACCAGCTTCTACTAACGGATCATCAGCAGAATTTACAACACCATCGTTGTTATAATCTTGCAGCGCCTTAGGTGTTGCTGTATAACGTACTTCACGCTTTGCAGTTGTTGTAGTGTTACCGTAGTAATCAACTGAAACCTTCTTAATAAGCTTATCTGCCGAATCAACAACAGGCCCAATAAGAGAAGTTTTTGCTGTGAAGTTTAATGTATATATAATAACCCTGCCTTGATCGAAGGATCCTTCATAATTATCATCTGGTGGATCCACAGAATCCAAGATAATGGGAATATCTCTTTTTTCTCCAATTGATTCAACTAAGTTAATAGTTACATTGAAAGCTGGCTGGAAATATGGTAGAATCTGTTCAATAATCTCAAGCACATCTTCCTGTGTTTGAGACATGATAGAAAGCTGAAATTTGATATTATATGGAACTGGCATGAAGACTTTTTGTAGTCTTGCATTATTATCAACCGCTTTAAATGTTTGCGTTACACTGCTTTTTCTTGAAGGGTCATATTGTATTCCCTTCATTTCAAATGCAAGTCTTGGGAGAGTTATAGTTCTTTTCTTATTTAAATCAGGCTGCTGTTCAATTCTTGCTAAGAACTTTTGTGTTGGGCCATAAGCAAGAGGAACTTTCATAGCCGACACGACGTTACCGTTAGAGTCTTCTTTTCTAACTTCAATGTCATTGAACAAAGTACCAAACCCAATGATAGTTTTTCTTATGATTTGGTGATAATAGTAATTTCCTAACATCAGTATTCTCCGAATGGATTATTTTCTGTAAAATCTAATATTCCGTCTGCTTCTGTTTCAATAAGTTCATTCTGCGAGGCATTTTCCTCGTCATTATAATAATCGGCAGTGTATAGTATGTATCTTCCAGTTGATCCAATTCCTGTATGATACGTTGCTGCAGACCCTACAATTACTTCACCAGGAATAAATCTTCCAGACAATCTGTAAATCTTAAGAACCTTATTGACGGCATCCCAATCCTTAACAATTGCCTGTGTACCAGATGTTTCTCCAGTAATAACTTCATTGTATAGATAATTTCCAGTAGAAATACCTGGAGGTAAAATGCTGATATTTGGTGCAGTTGTATAACCAGCTCCTGCATTAGTAATATAAATGCTGGAAACAAAGCCATTTGCAATTCTAACTTCTGCTGTTGCAGTTACACCAGATCCAGATAGAGGTGGATCGATAGTTATCGTCGGAGCACCTGAATAATTAGCTCCAGCATTATTAATCTGGATATTTGAGATAGTTCCGTCAGCGATTGAGGCAGTGGCAATACCACCACTTCCACCACCACCGCTGATAGTAACTGTTGGAGCTGCTGTATATCCACCACCAGGATTTGTCAATACTATTCGTTCGATTGACAATGCTGATGTGAATCCAACAGAAGATCTACTAGTTGTAATAGCAACTGCTGTTGCAGTAAGACCACCAGACGGAGCCGCAGAGAATGTGACCATTGGTGTTGATGTGTATCCATATCCATCATTTACTAAGTGTACTTGACTTACTGCTCCTGCAGGAATAATAGTAGTTCCAGCACCAGCAGTATTTGCAATTCCAGTCAATGTTAATATAGAATCAACTCCTCTTTCAGCAACTGTAGTGTCAATTTCAAATACACCAGTGTCAATAACTTCATCCTCGAATACGAATGGCTCGCATCTAAGTTCATAAACATATAGATTGTTGAGTTGGTAAAATTCTACTTCATGCTCAACAAATTTAATTTCGTATAGAGTATCTGTTAATGGGAAGTATATTAAGTCTCCTTCTTTTGGTCTATTCGTAATCTTTAGATTATCATCAGCTAGTTCTGCTTCAAGGAATGGGGTAATAAAATCTTCATACTTTTCTTTGGATATAATTAGAGATAAATCATCATTTGCCTGAACACCAAACTTGGTCAGCAAATCTCCACCACCACCAAATCCACCATAAGAAGCTACATAAGCTTCCATATAGTAATTGTCATTGAAACGTGCGAGGATATTCTCTCTTAGTATTCCATCATTGATTGCATAACCTCTTGGTAGGTATCCAATATTGACACCATACATCTTCAACTGCTCGTTGATAAGATCTTGCAGAAGTCTTTGCTCGGAATAATTTCCTTGAATGAAGTATGGATTTAATGCCATCTTTTATTATCCGATCATGTCTAGAGGTGGTAATTCATACTCTGAAGACATCCTTGTCTTGATGTCTGCCAATTCGTTGACAGCATCATCATAGAGCTGTCTTCCATTTAGTTCTATGCCACCAGGAAGCTTAACTCCCTGGAACTTAATCATATTTTGACCCCACTGCTTCTTAATTAAAGATGTTAGATACAGCTTCAAGAAAGAGTCATTATAAATTTTAGAAAAATCTGCTGGGTCAAGAATTCTATAACACTCAACTACGATATAAGTATTTACATTAATTTCAGACCAGTTCATATCAATATATAATCTGTTCTGGCGCTTTGAGTATCTAATTTTTTTACTTGGGCTAATTAGCCATTGAATAGTCTCAAGATATTCTTTAACCATTGCATAGTTTAGTAGCTCAATAGATGTAAAATTATATACATCATTTAAGAAAATTTGATATGCGACATTGAACATACCACTTGACAATGTGCTATCATCGAGTCTGAATATTCCCTCAACCCCTATAACACTATCTGGGATTTCAATATAATTCTGAGATTCGTAATAAGTATATGTTGTTACGCCGACCGTTCTTTCTGTTGTTGCATTACTCTTTGCTCTATCAATATCATCCTGTGTAATCTTATATTTCAAATACATCTTTTCGACACCATCAAAGTGTCTCTCATTGAATAGTTGCAAAGCATCATCAACAAGATCGTCAATTTGATCATCGTCAACATTAATTTCCAGCACAGGATAGCCTAATTTTCGTAGGCAATAATCAATCAATTCTTGTCTGCTGGATGGTTTCATTGTTCCCTCTTAATTTTTTCTATTTCAGCTTGAAGTTCTCGTTTATCTTCTAGAATTTGGTGATAGTCTTGAATTAAACTCTGAAACTTTGCTTCTAACAATGCATTTTCTTTGTATAACGATGTCATTTTATCGGATAATGTTTTTACTAAAACATTGACATCAACTTGCACATCATCAGGATTCATATCAATAGGCTCCTCCATCTATAGTAGTAGTCCAAACAGGAACATTTGTTCCAGGTTGTGTTGTAAGTATATAGTTTGAAGTCGATAAACCACTAGCAGGATCTGTAGTAGAATTCATCAAACCAGTGGAGTCAAAATACACAACGCCATTAGTGCTAGTATCTTCTAACTGATAGTAGATACCTTTGATATCAAGATATCCCTTTGTTCCACTTACATAACCACGAACACCAGTTGATGTTGTGATGCCAATAGTTGCATCTGGAATGAAAGTAAATTTCTGATTATAATCTTGGAAACCAAAGAAACCAGTTTTAGTTGCAGTTGTTCCCAATCCAACAGAATCATCATTGTAAGTGAATGAAATACCCCTATCTGTTTGAGTATCCCACCCATAAGCAATTGTGATTTCTGTTCCAGATGAAATTCCTGCTGAAACTGTCCCAGCAATGCTGACAGTCTTATTTAATTCATCATAAGAAACAATTGTGCTTAAAGTTTCTGATGGAAGTCCAGCTACACCTCTAAGAACATCACCAGTATTAATACCAGCAATAGAATCAACTCCTAGTACGCTAGAGCCAATTCCAACATTTCCTACAATAATACGAACAGAGGTTGGATCACTTAATGCTAAAATTGGATCTTCAACAGTTACTGTTCTAGAATTTAAATTACTAGTTTCACCATAAACTTCAAGATTACCTTTAATAATTACTGTGCCTTCATTGCTATCAGTTGGATATGGATCAAGATATAATACATTACCAGTTCCAGGTTTTGTGCTAATTACATTGGTATTAACTGTACTAGATGTGAAGCTAGTTATGCCACCAACAGTTAGATCCCCACCAATAGTTAAATTTCCAACAAGATCAAGACTGCTAATCTGACCATCTTCATTTAAAATAACCGCTTTGCCAGCAGATGTTACACCAGGCTCAACATCTAAAAGATTTGTATAGTATCTACCACCTTGAGCAATTGCATTTCCAGCCTGATCACCAATCCACAGTCTACCACCAACATTGGTAAATGAACCTGTGGAAATAGAAACTGCAATCTCACCATATTGTAACGTGGGTACTGTCGTTACCCCCGTTGTTCTTTTAATAAGAATAGTTGCTCCAACAGCCATTAGAACTCACCTCCATCTAAGAGTGTTCCAGCTTCGAGGGCTGATGTTGCAGTCCACTTACCAGTGGCTGAATCGTAAACTAAAAAAGCATTATCAGACAAATTAGTTACATCAACATTTGACAATGCATTTAGAGTTGTTACACCCCTTAGATTGGTAGTAACTTTAATCCTGTTTTGGTCAGATATTCTTGTATTGAATTGCGTCATGAGGTTGAAACTCCTGCAGTAATTGTTACTGTCCCTTCAACTACACGGGTTTTCAATCCAGTCGCTGTTTCAGTTAAGAGAATATCGTAAAGATATCTGCCCTCTTTAATTGAGGCAGATGCCGTTGATCCTATAGAAATTTTGATTTCACCATAATCAGGGCTTGGGAAAGTCACATCCATCGAATGTTTTGACGTGCTCGATGGGTGTTTTTTAATATGACATGCACCTGTATATCCGTTCAAGTCAATAGGAAGGTCATTGTATTCCTCAAGCATAAATGATGAAGAAAAATCTGTGCCTTGCGGTATTACTAAATTGACGACTCTTACAGACATGCCTGCATACTATTATTGTCTTTAAGTATTTATAACTTTGCTGCGAGTTGAGATAGCAAAGCTTTTACTTCTGCTAAATCACTTTTAATAGACTCAATTTCTTCTCTTTCTTTACTTCTTTGATCACGCAAAGAAATATATTTTTCATAGGCATTCTTATCCGTATTAATTATTGCTTTAGAGAAGGAATCCCTTTTGAGAGTAGTATTACCCTCTACAGGGATTAAATCCCTATCTTCCCTATCATATTGATTGTTCATATTATGCTAATGCAATCGCTCTAAACTCTTTAATCTTAGGTACTACAGCTTGATTTGTGCCAGTAAATACAACCTTGATGCTGAATCCAGTGAATTCTGGAAGATCATTCACACTAAACTTATAGTCTAGGTATTCATTATTATTGCTAGATGGAACTCTTGTATCTGGATTTCCATCTAGAAGACCATTATATCCTGGGAATAGGATATATGGCTGATCTCCATCTGGAGCATCTGCTCTGTATAGTTTATATAGGACTCTAATATCGTTGCTCTGATCACGGAAAGCGGCAAATCTGACATCTAGTGCAGTAGCAGGATTTTCAAGATTGACACGCTTAGTTACATATGCAGCAGCGGTTGGATCAGTTAGATCTGAATTGACTCTACCATCGTTAGCAAAATCAGTGACTACATTGTTAATTCTATTTGATGTAGTAATAATATTAATTCTATCGAGGTCAATAACAGGTGATACGTTTCTGTTTTGTGTCGATAGAGTCATTTCCATGGTGAATGACTTGTTGCCAGGGAGATTGGATAGATGCTCTAATTCATTAACCTCAGCACAAATAATTCTTGGAGATGATAGTGAATTGATCTCGTTCAAGTTAATTGGTTCATAACCTTTGTCTTGGAACGAAACTTCAGTTCCATCAACGCTAGTTCCAGAAACAGTTCTTGCTCTTGTAGCAATTTGTGTTGTAGATGGGAGCATAATCTGGACATTAGGTGTAATGGTCTCAAACTGAATGTTTTGAGTTGCCCTTACGCTTCTTCCACCACCTTGCTTAGTGCTATCAAATGCTAAGATTGGTAAACCATTTGATCCATCTCTAGCAGTTCCTAAACCAGTTGAAGTTGTATTAATCTTGATGTAATAAGAATCGAGATCAATATTATTGGCAACATCAACATCGGCAAAGTTGTGAGTGGTGTTGATTCTTCTCAATGATACACCATTGAGTTCATACTTCATAATAGCAGAATTGACCTTATGGGTCTGTGCTACAGTATCATCAATACCTCTAGAAATTCCAGTTAGAACTTGTGGACTTGCAGTAGCATCAGTTCCTGTGTAGCTAATGACCTCACTATTGATCATGATGTAGCCAGGATTCGTGCTAGACACTCCGACATTTTCAAAGCTAGTGAAGATGCCGACTGCAGAAACAGGTAAACTTGTTGTTGCAGTGTTTACATATTCCTCGGAAAGTCTAACTGCGCCTAGATTTGAAACTACGTTAGAAATCTTAACTTTGTTGTTTCTTCCATGCATTCCATGATTTCTGTGAGCAACTTGCATGTAAAGACCAGTTCTATCTGGATTGTTGGTGATAGTAACTGGGGTTGATGGTAGAGTAGAAGCAATACCAACATTAGCACCACTTCCAACAATCCAAGCAAGTTGATTTGTGGTATCAAAGCTTCCCTGAACGTCAGTGACTACTAACTGATTGAGGGAGGAAACGATTCCAACATTGAATCTTACATTTTCACTCAATGAGCCAACTTGTGCGGTAAGAACATCACCAACAGCATAACCCTTACCACCATCGGTAACTGTAATGACACCAATGTTTCCACTATTGATGGAAATTTGCATTTGAGCGCCAGTACCAACTCCGCTAATAGAAGTTAGATTTACACCAGTGAATGTAAAGTTTCCTGCGGATGGAGTTAGTCCACTACCAACATTGTTAACTTGCAATGCTTGAGTATCATTGATTGCAATTGCTCCAGTAATCTTAGAAAGCTTACCAGTTGTGTTAGTATTATTAATCTGAGTGATTGTAACACCTGGATCTAGATAAGTGCTAGCAACAGTAGAACCTAAACCAACAACAACTTCTTTAGAAAGAGTCTTAACAGGATTGGGTCTCAGTCTTGGTTGCTGTCCATTACCAACACCCAACTTAGGATTGTAAAGCTTGAAGATACCAGGATCAGTTGTAAACTGTGCCTTATAGAGTACAAACTTGAGGTCTTCTAGTTGACTTGAATCCCAGGTTGAACCATTTTGTGACTTGAATAGTGATCCAAGATAAGGTTGTTGGGAAACAATAACTCTTTGATTCTCTGAAAGGTTTGCGGTGCTGATTTCAGCCTCACCCATTCTAGAGATCCATGCAGTATAATTATTAGAATCAGAAAGGAGAACAATAGCATATTCAGTGCCATTACCTTCAAGGTAAACAGGTGATGGGAATGTAAACTTAGTTGGAACACTACCATCGGTTGAAGTTAGAACTTCGTCTGCTTCGAGTGTTACTTGGCTAAATGCAATAATTGTCGAAGTAGGAGTACCAACTTGAGTTGTTCTGATTTGACAGGTAATTGGGATGTTTTGATCCTTAGTTGAGAAGAATACATCAAGAGAAGTTAAGAAGATGCCACCATCATCTGTAACGAGGAATGTTTCAGCGAGAGGATCGTACCATTGTTGATTTGTTACGGTTCTAGTTTCTGCAGTTGTCGATCTTGTTAGAGTAGAAACATTTTGTGATACAGTGGTTGTATCAGTTACCTGCGTTCTTTGAACCTCAGCATTTCTTGTTGAAATGACGGTTTCCTGAGTGATGTTTAACTCACCAGAAGATGTAAATGTTACTTCAGCTTGGCTATTATAAGAACCTGGAACTGGATTGTTATTCTGACTTGCAGTTAAGAGAAGAGTCTTTCTTCCAGTTTCAAATTCAGGTTGATCAGGAGATGCTGGATCTGGAATAAAGAGTGAACCAATTAGAGTTCCATTCTTATCTGAGATAAGCCTTAAATCGCTTACAGTAGCCTGAGCACTACTAGTTTGACCCACAAGGATCATATCGGGTACTACTTGACCGTAGAACTCGCTCTCAGCCTGCGCTCCGAGGCTAAATGTGTCAATGTTTAGTACGGTAGCAGTCGAAGAATATGTATCAGGAAGAGTTAGAGTATCTTCATATGGATTTACATCAAATACTTGAGTTGGAGAATCATAAGGGCCATATTTGTGGTTTGATTTAGCAACTCTAAATCTGATTAGAGTGTTTTCAGTATTTCTTAAAGTTGTTCCTGGGACGTAACCAACAACAGTCTCACCTACACTGAATGTTCCACTAACCATGCTAATTTCTAGCAGCTTTGGAACACAATAATCAGTCATTGCAACTTTATCAAAGAATGCATAGAACTGAGTTCTAGGTCTCATTCTCTTTGCAGTGAATTCAATATTTCTTGTTCTTAAGAAAGGAATAATGTCTCTGCTAACAACTGCAGATCCTAGTGATCTACGATCAACTCTTGGAGATACTTGGAACTGTACACCAGATCTAGAAAGTCTGCTATCAATTCTAGTGGTAACAAGATTAGTGTTTACTGTCGTATCGAGAAGAGTTCTGGTTCTTCTTTGCTCCAAGAAGGGCCAATTACCTCTTCTTGCGCCAGTGTTTCTCCAACCACTGTCAGATACTTGTTCAGTGCTAGTTTCAGATCTTACAAGCTCATCACCAACAACGGTTTGACCTGACCACACTTCTTCCCAAGAACCCCAATCTGTAGGTGCAAGACCTGTATTTGGATCAGCACCTAGAGTATCTAGAAGAGCATTAAATGAACCTTCTTCTTCAATATTTCTTACTGCAAGTCTGTTCTCTGCAATCCAAGTATCAGAAGCAGGTGCAAGATCAATATTACCAATCCAGGTAGAAACTGCGAATGGGTTGATGTTCTCTGTTCTGGTAGCAAATTGCTGTTGAGCAGCTACAGTCTCTGTATAGTCAAGAGTTACCAGTGCTCCAGTTCTCTTGATGTTTGGTGATTGTAGATCTGTTACAAATCTTGTATCGAGATTTTGATTTGATGTTGAACCAATACCAACCAAAGACTGAGATCCAATTAGAAGATCTAAACCAGTGGTGTAGTGAGATGGTCTTAATTCACCCTTAAGGGTATCAATACTAGATTTGCCAGTTAGGATATGGCTGACATGATTCTTGAAGTTGTCTACAAAGAATCCTGACTTAAATCTATCTAAACCAGTTTGAGAATCTCTGATGGTTAGATTTGCAGTATCACTTTCTAGTAAAGATAGTGCAGTATACTTCTCTACGTTAGAAAGTCTGTTTTCAAGCTTAGTGATATCAGCCATCGTGTAACGCTTATGTTGCGTAGGACTAATGCTGATGTCTTGCTTTACACTATAAACATAAGGTCTTAGTCTGATAGTTGCAATTTCTAGAGACGATGAAATGTCAATAGGAGCAACTGGATTATCAGATGGTACACCTTTTCTTAGTTCAAAGAATCCTTCTTTAGTTAAGAGAAGTTTATCAATTCTTGGCAGATAGTATGAATAACCTAATACTAATTGGCTATTCGGATAGATTGGATTGTTAGAATATGTTCCAGAAGATGCAAAGTTTCTTGCTTTGAATTCAAATGGTGATAGGGTATCTGTTGCAGGATTGTAGTCAGCAACTCTTGGTCTGATGTCGAGGGAATCTGTAGATCTTAGTGTTCTGATGGAAGGAATATCTCTTAGATATAGATCTGCATCATAACTTGAGAATGATACAAAGTCTCCATTATCACCAGCAGGAATGCTATAATAGTCAAATACAATAGTGATTTGTCTCTTAGGTGCTTCTACGCCATCCTTTCTAACAATTCTACCATAGTCTAAGAACTCTAATCTTTGACCACCATCTAGAGTAAATGATTCAACAATGTCCTGATCACCATCGGTTACATTAGAGATGGTTGCAGTAATTCCAGACTTTTTGAATGTAACAGACTCATCAATGCTAAATGACTTTTCAGTCAGATATGTAAATGTGACAGAAGAAGCAGTGGTCGAAACAACTCTTGCACTAGCTTTTGTCTCAGTACCAACAACTACATCACCTTGAATGGCATTTAGTAGAGAACCAGAAATTTCTACTAAAGTTAATTGTGGTAGGGTTGGAGATGAGGTATCATTAGATTCATAAATTGCATGAACACGTAATACATCAGGAACATTGAGTGAAATCTCTTTATCTTGAACTCTTGTTCCAAAAATTCCGCTATAAGTCAATCCATCATTTAGTTTAGAAGTTCCAATTCCAGAAGCAGAATTTGAAGATCTACTGATGGTTACGGTTGCACAACGGTTTAGAACCTTTTGCTTAGATGTGGCATTGATCTTATTTAAAGATGCAATTAATTTTACGCTTGAATCAGAAGCAACGGATAATTGTGTTAGGGTGATGGTTTTATTACCATTGCTAAACACAACTTGACCACTTCTTAGTGGCTCTACAGTTCCATTTGTATAAGATACATTGTAATCTTCTACGTCAAATTCGGAGAAGAATAGGTTAGGATCTGATTCAGTTACTGATGCTTGAGAACCAGATACAGAAATCGTGTATGTTTTCTTGACCTTTAGCTCTGAAGAAATTAGATTTACATTGCTAATGTCATTGTGAGGTAGTGGAGTTACTAATGTAGACCCTCTTCCATTAATTACTTCTGGAGCAACAATAACTAGATCGTTAACGTTTAGAGTTGAACCAGGAAGTGTTCCGTCACAAATGTTGGTTACACTTGTAATTCCTGCAACGGTAAAGCTGTTGGCAGCAGGACTTACCGAAACTACCTCGTTAAAAGTAGAAACAGTATTGCCAGACTTTGTGTATCTGATAATATCTCCAGTCTTAATACCTACTGAAGTTGCAGAAGTTACGCCTACAGTAACAACACCACCAGAAGTGATTGTAAATTGCGTTCCTTGTGGTGCAATTAGTTTTGTAGAACTTAGCTCTAGATCAGCAGTGAAAGTGTTAACACCAACTTGTGAGTATACTGATTTTACATCACTGAAATCATAGTCACGAACAGACACAACAGTTGGAGCTGAACTGATTCCATTGACTGAAATTGTCTCACCTTGAATAAACTTACCGTTGCTGCAATATAGGGTTAAGTTTGGAGAAGCCGAAACTGAAGACTGTAGATAACCAGTAGCACCACTACTATTACCCTGAATTACAGCGGGAGCATCTAAAGTGACAGTAGTTGAGATTGAAACTTTGGTATAAGTTTGAATATCATATAAGAAAAGATCATACTTTGTAGTATCATCTGCATATCTAGAATCTTGTGACTTATAATCATAGATTCTAGCGACACCAATCTCGTTTCCTGGTTCTGCAAGACCACTAGATCCAACTCTAGCATCACCAAGACGCAGTGTTGTGGTTGTACCAAATCCTACCTGTGCCGAACCTGTTACATTATTAACGACTACTTTACCCGTAGAATTGAAAGTTAAAGAATATGTATCTACTGTATTAGAAGTTCTTGGCTTTTCAACATCAATAAAGGTATTTGAAACTTTACCGATTTCATATCCCCTTACATATGCCTTACCTGGGGATACTTGTAGAAGAGCCAAAGCTTCTGAAGGTGAATTACCTTCAGGAGTTACTTGATTGGAATTATAGATTCCACCATTACCTTCGCTATCATTTAAACTTTCTTTTGCAAAAATTTCAAAAGGATTTACGATATAGTTTCCAGACTCGTCAAAAGTTCTTCTGGCAAGTTCGTCTCTAATTGCGCTGCCAACGGTCTCTTTAGTGAATGTCTGTAAGACACCGTTTTCAATTCTCATTAACTCAATAAAGTTCTCATCATTAAAATCAGTTAATGATTTTTTAATAAGAGAAGTTGAAATTTTAAATCTATCTGCGCCTGGGGCGGAATAGTTTGAATATCCTTGTGCGTTATCATACAAAGACTCATCATCAAATGGTGTTACAATCTCTTCATTGATTAGAAGACCTACTCTGTAACTTGGAGTGTTACCATACTGATCTAGGATGATGGATTCACTCAATACCTTTACAAAATGACCTCTGATGAAGTATACACCATCAGAAATTGCTGCTGAAGATGCCGTTCCAGTAGCATTTTCTGGAATACAATTTGCAAAGCCGTTACCAGACTGAATTACAAAAGTATCAGTAGATAGTGTTTCTTCAGTGATTAGCTCTTCACCATCTACAAATCTGGATCCAGTAAAATCTGTGCTATTTGACTTAATATAACGAACGTATAAAGTATTATTATTGTTATCAGAATCTGCATCAGTAATTGTATTAATTACTTTTGCAGTAACACCAGAAGTTGCACCAACAATAGTTTTTCCAACCAATAGGCTGATATAATCTCTAAGATCTGTACCGAAGTATGAAGAATTTACCTGAACATACTCATACTGGTTATCGTATGATGTTTGTCCAGGAATTACTTTGGCACCTTCTTTGAAAAAGTGTTGCCCAAAATTCTCAATCTGATTCTGGAGAATTGACTGTAAAGTAGTTAATTCTCTAGACTGTATAGCGGTTCCAGGCTTAAATAAAACTCGCTTAAAATTCTTATCTTCACTAAAATCGTCAAAATATGGTGCTGTGTTGAGATTGGTATTTTGTGGCATCTTCTTAGAATTCTAATACAATTTTGATATCTTCTTTTTGGGTAGAAGATCTTGGAATTGCTGCTCTGTTATCTATATAGATGACTTCTCCAGAGTATTTTTCAACTTCTGGTGGAGCCACACCATTAATGAATCTAAGTCCTAGAGGAGCAAGTCTAGTATTAGTTCCAGAACCAACCGTTGTGGCAGTTCCTGGGTTTGCTGCACTACCAAAACTTGTATCAATTCCTAGGTTGGAACCGACACTTGCACCACTTACAATGTAAGTTCCGCCATAACCAATGGCATCAGTAAACTCTGTAGTTCTCCAGCCATAAGCAGAAAGACCTAAACCAACTGGCTGATAATACTTAAGGACACCAGTTGTGTTGTCCCAGGAAGCTACAATGCCAGCAGCAGTTGAACCAATGCCCGTTGTTTGGGTAATTGTCGTGTCTACAGTGTATGTAGTATCAGCAATACTACCGCCAGTAAAACTCTTAAGCTTAACTCCACCAACAGCACTTGCTTCTGATGCAGTTAAAAGTTGTGTTTTACTTCCATAAACGGTTGGATTCTTAAGTAAGCCAACTCTAGCAAAATCGTTACCAACAATAAAGTCTGGATTTGTTGACGTAGTTTCAAATCTAGAGTATACTAGAACTCTATACGCACCCAATTCTTTATAAACATCATATCCATGTCCACCTTGAGGTGGAATAATAACTTCAAACGCCGCAACAGAAGTAGTTCCTGTTCCAACAGCACTCAATCCAGAGATTGAACCGCCAATTTCCGATCCAGGAGCACCAGGATAGAACTCAATCTTTCCTCTGGTATATCCAGAACCACCACTAGTAACTTCTACGTTTGATACTTTACCCGAATTATCTACAGTAACGGTAACTTTACCACCAGTTCCATCACCAAGGATAGGAACGTTCTTAAATGAAGTTCCAATAGGTTGATATCCAGCTCCAGCGTTATCAATAATTACAGTTTTAATTTCTCCATCTACAGCATTATTTTTAATCTCTGCAGTTGCTCCAGATCCCCAATTTGATGGAACTGGGATATAATCAATAGAATCAAATTTAATTACATCACTTGGGGAAATAGTATACATATATTTCCAAATATATCCATCCCCACTAGTACCAGCAGCTCTTGGTTCTAGATCGGTAAAATCTGGTTCATCAATAGAGGGTTTACCTGATGGAAAATCAGGTGACAAACCATTATTCAAACATGCATAAACTTTAAAGTTGCTGTTGACAATATAATAATTCGCATCGTAAAGACCTGTAGCATTAGTTACAGGCGCTGGATTTGCAGAACTATAATTGTGCTTGTACATATCATAAGTTGTACCAGCAACCCACTCTACCTTTCTTACCATTCTTCTGAGGTCAGAAGCATTCACTCTTTTAAGAGCGATCATGGTATCATAATAATCGTTCTGTTCCTTGAACATATCTTTTGGATTAGGAACATTGGTGTTCCAATCCGTTGTTCCAGAACCAGTAACAGTATCAGTAGAGTTTGGTAACCCTATAAAGGTATAGTAGACATTGGTTGTCGTACCAATGCCAGTAAAACTTTGAACAAAGGTTTCAGCATTCAATATTCTAAATTGATCAGTAATAATAGCTGCCATGTGTTTATAGTTTTTTAGTTATTTATCGTGTTATGAAAACTCTTCCTTAAGAGCATTGATTCGAGTGACAATTGGCGCAGTTGATACACCAGTTAGACCACTATTTGATAATTTAAATTCTTTTGGTAAAGTTCTTGTATTGAAGTTGTAAAGTTTACCCCATGAGTACTCAGCGATTCCAGCAAAAGAGGTTGAAGCAAGTCCAACAATTGTTTGTACATTTGAGTAAACTGTTACAATACCAGAGATGCCGTCATTGATGACTTGATCTGCGCGATAAACATTATCAATGAAAGTAGATCCTATTCCAAGAATATTAGTTGATGGATCTAGCGAAGTTATTGCATCTCCAACACACGAATTCTTAATTGTAAAGTAATCGCCAGTTGTAATACCACTTCTTGCAATAAATCCATATTTAGTGACATTCAAGAAATCATCACAATCAAAATCAAACTGTACCATCGGAGAAGATGTATTTACACCCGTGGCACTTGTTCCTAATGAAACAACAACACCAAAGTCTCCTACAGAATCTACATTTGTTAGAATTTCGTATTTTGCAGATGGTGGAGATACTAGAACTTGTGCAGTTGCTGTTGGATCGTATCCAAATCCACCTTCAGTAATTGTAATATTTGATATAGTTCCAGCAGCAGAAACTGTTGCTGATGCTTGACATCTTACAATTTCTGGATTAGAATAAGCATACTGTGAAGTAGATCCTACACCAATAACTCCATCTGGATATGTAATCAGTTTATTGATTGATGTTGCAATTGCAGAAGTTCTAATGTTCCAATTGATTCCGTCAATTGAGTTCAATACCAAAGCATCTTCACCAGTGATAACATATACGTTATCAACATAAGTTACAGAATATAAGTTTGTTGATGTATTTGTAGTTGCTAATGTCCAGATACTTCCATCAGTTGAGTAGATTACAGTACCATTCTCACCAACAGCAATGAACTTGTCATTGACATAAGATACATCGTAAAGATTCTCTACAGTTACAATTCCTGATGAAGGAACTTCATTCCAAACATATCCATCAGAACTAGATAAAATCCTTCCTGAATTGCCAACGGTAATAAATCCATCAAGACCAAATGTAATTCCATTGAGAGCACTTGTTATAGGAGTGCTTCTTACAACCCAGGCAGTGCCAATTCCCCCAGAACCATAGTTTGTAACGATGGCTGTTCCTCCAGTTCCAACAGCAACAAACGCTTCATTTCCATATGTAACCGCATTTAATTGTCTTGTGAAGGATGCGATTACATTATATGAGAAGTTGATATTGTTAAAGTTTCTGCTGTAGAATACTGGACTACCAAACCAGGAGCCTTCTGCGCCACTATATGACCTTAATGCAGTTCCATTATGTCCAACAATAACAAATGCATCGCTTCCAACGCCAACAGCAGTTAAATCGTATGCAACTTCATTATGAGATAGCCAAGTTGATGAATCGGTTGAGGTTGAAATAAAACCACCATCACTAACTGCAACGTATAATCCACCCTTATATGCTAAGTCTTTGTAAGATCTTGCAGCAGAAGTAATAATACCTACAGTCCAAGTCTTGCCAATTTCACGTATTTGTGGTATAGTTGAAGCAAAACTTACATTTGGAACAGATGAAACTGTATATCCAAATCCAGGACTTGTAATAGAAACCGAACTGATGGTACTAGATGCAGAAACTGTGGCTGAAGCAGTTGCAGCTTCAACGTCAATACCATCAACAATCATCACCTTATTATCTTCTTGCAGATAATTATCTAATTGTCTGAAGAATGGGTAGGCATTTTCAACATAAATTTCAGAATCAGAAGTGACAATATTTTTGATAATTCTTGAAGTTGGTTTGATATTTGAAATATAATTGGTTCTTGATTTGGAAATAATTTCACCATCAACAACCAAATCAGAAGTTTGTTTAGTCCAATTTACAAGTCTTTGAACTTCTTGTGAAGTGGAAATGCCAACATCAAAGTAGTTGTTTGTTTGTACTTGGTCTCTCTTAGTAATTTCTTCAACAATTCTTCTATTTTGCTCCTGATACGGCGCAGTTCCCAATAATTTAATATAATCACCAACTTTAATAGTCTCAGTGATATCAACATCAACTACATCAGAATCAGATCCCTTATAGAATAGGATTTGGAATTTGCTTCCAGACTTTGGAGCTTCAGTAAATGTGATTTGAGTTCCACCATCAAATAGGTAATCTCTTCCTGGTTGCTGAAGGATATCATTAATGAAGATTAATAGATTGTTTTCAACATCAATTCCAGATCCAGGAGCAGAATCAATACTAAATGGATTTGAAGTAATTACAGTCTTTGTTAATGAGAATGTTTTTCTTCTTCCATTAAAATATTGAGAGAAATCATCTAGTCTATCTAATAGACCAAAGCTCCAGCCAGAGAACTTATTATTAATTATAGAGTTTACAGTTAAGGTGAACGCACTAGTACCAAATCCCACTGGAACACCAGTAATAGTTAATACATCATTTGGCTTGTAACCATAACCCCTATCAATAATTTGGAATTGAGTTACACTACCACCAGAACCAACCTGGACGTTAACCTTTCCGCCGTAACCAGAACCACCAATCAATTCTAAGTTTGAATAAGCAGTTGGGACACCGACAGTGATTGTTGGAGGACTTGCTTGGCTGTAACCAGAGCCACCATTTGTAATGTTCAATACACTTACACTTCCAGAGATAAGTTCAGAAGTAATTACAGCTCCACTGCCACCAACACTACTTGCAATACTAACTGTTGGAGGTGTTCTATAGCCAGATCCAGAATTTATGATAGAAACTGACTGAACTGTTCCACCAGCAGAAACTGAACATACTGCAAAAGCTTGTTGTAAAGACTGATATCCAAATCCAAAACCAGCCGTAACTTCATCAATGATACCTCCTCTAGGAATAGTTTCAATACTTGTTCCTGTAAATGTAATTGATGCGCCAATGCCAGGAGAAACTCTCTGAGCCATTGTATAATCAATTGTGGGTTGTTGGTTGATATTGTTAATCAACACAATTCCATAATTAGTGTTTCCACCAGTGACAATTCCAGTTACATCTTGACTATTAGATTCTAATGTAAATGACTTATTAATTCCATCAAATTGATTGGAGATATCATCAAAAATAAAGTTCTCTTTATATTCATTTCTATAGAAAATTCTACCAGAGAACGTTGAGTTTGTAGAAATTCCTGGTTGTAAAGTGCTAACACCAACTGGGCCGTATGGAGGTGCGATGAAATAGATTGCACCGTCACTAATGCTATAATCTCCTCCAAGAACAGTAACAGCAGTTCCAACGATGTGAGCAGACTGTTGAGTTCCAAGAACTGCTCTATCAACAGAAACTACGTTGGTTGATCCTAAACCAACAACTCTAGCTTGTACAATTTCATCACCAACTTGTATAAGAGTATTAGTTCTAATTGATGTAATACCAGTCAGGGTTAACGCAGTATCTGTCAAATCTACATTTTGATCCAAACTTGTAGAAACAGGTAATCTATAAAGAGGACTTTGAATAATACCATCAATTGTAATTAAAGCTCTTGTATTTGAAATCTTATATTCTGGAGACAACGTGTGATTCTGTCCAGATGCAACTGTAGAGCCAATTCCTGTTGGTGAGGTAAACTGGAAGAAAATCTCATTTTCAGTAGCGTCAGTTTTAATACCAGAAAGCTTAATAATGTTATTGTTAACTTTATATGCAAATACAGTTGTAGGTAATCTGGAGGTGCTTACACCAGCAATAGTTCTACTTGTAGTAGCAATCCCAATGTATGATCCACTTGTACCTGGATTATATACTAATTCTTCACCTGTACTGAAATCGTGACCAGGAATAAAGATTTGACTACTACCCGCAGAAACTACAGATAGATTTGTAGCATCAAATGTCTTCTTAAGTAAAGTGACACCTTGATTAGCTAGTGGGAATGATGTTAAACCAGCAGTGAGACCAAAACTACCAATTCCAGTAAATTGTGAACTGATATCATCAATTTTTAATACCTTATTAGTCTGGCAAATAGAGTAGTCGGTCAATTTAGAGTTTTCAAAGTTGACAAACTTTGAAATTCCCTGACTTGTGGTTTCTTCAGTACCTAAGTCAAAATTATACTTAGTATACATTGAAGCAACATTGTCAAGTGATACAATAGTTGTAATTGTTGAAGAACCAATTGATACTTTAAGGTTTTCTTCTGGTTTGCTATTCAAAACCAAATCACTGAAGTTCTTAAATCCTACAGAGTGAACTAAACTATTAACTGGCTCTTCCCAAGTTGTCTTTGGAATAGTGCTCTTAATAGAATATGAGAAGTTTTGATAGTAATCGCTATCTTGAATTCTCTGTAAGGAATTGTTGAGGATTCCAGAATCACTTAACCAAATTGACTCTGCATTCAGAGTAATTGAAGAGCTTGTGCTATAATTTGAGTCATTAGTGATAACTTCTTCAATTTCACCAATAGAACCAGATAGTGATCCTGTTACAATATCAGAAACCTCAGGATTGATACCCTTACCAGAGACTTTCAAAATTCTCCTTGTGCTATCCCATCCATTGTTGAGGACATTTGTAGTTTTGTCACCAACAATTAATTTTTCTTGGCTGAAGAATTCTGTCTGTTCTACATCAATTGCGAAAGAAGCAAGATCAGTAGATTTGATGACCTTACCAGCACTATTGGTGACATCAAATGTGCCAGCAGTTGTTCCAATTCCAGCAATAGAATAAGTGATTGTCTCCGATCCAGTTGTAGTTACTCTTTGTGTAACTACGAAGTTTCTATATCCATAATCCTCAGAGTTGTATCCATCACCAACAAATCCAGTGCTTCCTAAACCTACAATACCTTCAACATAGATCTCATCTCCAATTTGGAATGGAAACTCGGTAAATCCGTTGGTAGGAGCTTTTAGTGATAAAATAATATCTGTACCGCTGCTGTAACCATCAATAACTCTAATACCATTACTGTTAAAAGTTGGAACTACAACTGGGCCAACTTCAGGCAATCCACCGACGTTGTTCAAAATATCAACAGACGATACTGAATTTCCAGTAATGTTAGCAGATAGTAACAATGCATCATTACCAATAACCTTCAATTTAGGAGGAGTTGTATAATTACTACCTCCACTGATAACTCTAACTTGCGAAACGCGATTATTGTTCTTAATTCTTAAAACGATAGGTGTATCTGCTTTAGCGGAGATGGTTCTATCAGTTGGATAATTATAACCAGGGAGAGTCAAACTTACAGATTTGATCTTACCAATAGTATCAGAATAGGCTCTCAATACGCCACCAGTGCCAGAATCGGTGACAACCGTTGAAATTCCAGGTACAGACTTATATCCAACACCAGGATAATTTACCTTAACATTGAAGATGCCGCCAGAAGCAGATGTTGAGCTTGTGACATATGAAGTTGTAGTTACACCACTTGAAGTGTATGATGTAGATTCTGGTTTCTTATCAACATTAAAGTAGAATACACTATTTCCAATAGAAACTACGCTATGTGTTCCTTTGTAAACACTATCCTTAATGACAATTTTTCCAGAATTAAAATTATCAGAATCTACAGTTAGACCTAATGCATTATTCGTAATACTTGCGATTCCTACTGGAATTGCCTTGTAATAGATTACATCAGGAATATTCTCATTGATTAGAAGATTTACTTTAGTAGTTACATTGCCATCTCCAGGAGATCCAATTCTTGTTACGTTCTGCTCAAAGTTTTGATTTGTAAAATCTTGGTTATCATAGAACTCTAATTTTAGATTTTGGAATGATGAGTCAGAAACCGCAAATCCAACCGTACTATTTCTAGTAAATTCTAGTTTTGGATTAATTGGTGAGAGAGTATGTGTACCAGATCCAGAGGAATTAAATGGTACATTGACATAATTCAATCTGGTAGAATTATAATAGGAATCTGCTAGTTTAACACTGTCATCATTAATTTTAATGACAAAATATTCTCTATTGTTTTCTAGATTTGCAATTGGATTGGAGGATTCGTAGACAACCTTATCACCAGTTGATAGATTATGTGCAGGTAGATTAAGGGTTGATACTGTAGAACCAACACCAACTTGAGTTGAACCAAAACTTACAGGGTTTACTAGAAGTTTTGCATTATAATCATTATATTTTAAAGTTACATTTTGTGAGATATTCGCTACAAGATCTAGTGTTACTTCATCACCAATCTGTAAACCATTATTTTCTGTGGTGTTAACTTGTGCTCTAGATCTTGATGCAAAACCACGAATTTCATTTCTTACTTCAGTAAATGCATGAGTTGATCCAATTTGAGTTGCAATACCTGTGAAATACAATCTTGTAGTTGTACTTCCAATACCAGCTTGAGTTGTAACAATTCCAATATTATTATCGTCTACTTTTACCGCATAAACAATCTGATTGTTTTGTAAAGTAAACGTTGGAGTTAAGGAAGAATTATTAGAACAGGTTAATCCAGCACCAGTGGCAAATGAATACTTTAATTTTTGACCATTAAAGTAACCATGACCAGGAATAAAGATGTTTCTTGGATCAATGTTGTATAATTTTCTTAACAAGACAACACCAGTGGTTGAAACACCACTAACACTTGTGCTATCATAATCTAAGAGAATTGAAGTAGTAGATGCAGAAACAACCGCAGCTTGAGTAATTGTTACTCCAGCTCCAATGGTAGATTCTACATAATCGCCAATCTTAAATGGATTGTATGAGAAGTTAATTCTTGTGTATGAACCTTGACCTGTTTCTACACCAACGTATGAAGCAGAAATGCCATAACCAACAAATGTTCTGGTTACGGTTGTTCCAGAACCTACATTAGTTTGTGGATCAAAGTATTGAGTTCTATTTTCTGTAAGAGGTGCATTAGTAGTAAATCCTGTTAGTGTATATGTGAAATAACGTTGGTCTAGAGATACTTCAGTATTTGCTGTATGTGCTAGTCCAAGTGTAGAATCATACTCACGCAATACTTTGTATGCTCCTGTAACTCTATTTCTGTCTAGTACCAGGAATCTTTCACTATTGATTCCAATAATATCATTTACTTTAATTCTATCATTATATGATTTTTCTAGAAGTGAAATCTCGGTTATCATTCCTGTTGCAGGAGTTGAACCAATACCAACTTCGAGATTTGTTGTAATTGAAGAAACACCAATTCTATAAACACCTTCAAATGACTTAAATGCATAGGTGCTGATACCAGAAATGTTTACTAGGTCACCATCACTAAGTTTATGGGGAACTGATGTAATTCCAGTAACTCTTTCGTTGCTGTATGCAAATTCTACACCACTAAATGAAGTTGTAGAATAGCTTACTGATGTTATAGTTTTACCTTTAACATGCGAAATTGCAGCATCAGCCCCTCTTCCACCACTTCCAGTATTGTCAAAATCAACTACTTCTCCAACCTTGTAATTGCTTCCAGGAAGAAGAACTCTAACTGAAGAAATGCCAGAAGAGAATACCGAAGTTACTTCAGACTTTTCCCTTTCACTCTTAACTTGAGGAGCAGCGTAATAATTTGAATTAGGCGATGTTAATTTGTATGGGGCTGTATTTCTTAAGATGTCATCTTGAAGATCGTCTAAAATTTGTTGTGACTTGGAGAAATCGTAGTTAAACTGATCTACGTCATTTCTATATCCATTTAGAACATATGGGAAGTTATTTCTTGTTGCAAAGTAAGCATATGTTCCAGTTGGGAACTCTGGAGTTGTGCAGAATCTTCCATTGTTAGCATCTAGATCTCCATCTCCACTATATTCATAATCTTCTACAAAGAATCCAGATGGGAAACTTGGTCTATTTGGCTTGGATACCAAAGTATAACTAGATCTTAACTCAGTAATATTACCAATTGCTTTTGGATTCTTAGAACCATAGGGGCCATAGATTGGGTTTCCATCATATGCCCAACCAATAATAGGAGAGTGTGAAGTATTAATACCAACTTCTACCAAAGATGAATTGATATTATCACCTAGATGATATCTGAGAATTCTTGGAGCAGTTACAGAAACCGATTGGTTGTCGGTGTTATTTTTATTAAATGGTTCAATAATAATCAAATCATCTTTGTTATTTGGATTTGTTAGAATATGCTCATGCTTTTTATAAGTATCAACATTCCACTTTTGGATATTTGGAGATAAGATGCAACCACTACCCTTTGTTACTACCGTAAGTTCAGTAGTCTCTTTAGTGTAACCAACACCAGAATCAAGAACAGTTACTGATACAACCTCACCATTAACAACTTTTGGCAGAAGTCTTGCATAATTACCAGTTCCACTTACAGTAATTGTAGGCGTTGAGACGTATCCAGAACCGCCGTTAAGGACGTATACTTGGTCAATGCTGCCATTGTTTATAATTGGAGCTACAACGGCTCCAGAGCCGCTAGAGACGATAGCTGTGGGCTTTCTGTCGAAGTTTAGGATATTTGCAGAACCATAATTACTTCCACCCTCAGTTACAAAAATACCATCAATAACACCAGAAACCACAGCAACTGCTGTAGCTTGTGAGGTACTAAATTTAGATACCGCGTCAGTTGCAAATCCAGTTACATTTGGAAGATTTGGTATTCCAGCAATTGAAACTTGGATGCTTGGATATTTGAAGGTATGGGTTCCAACTCCATAATCATCAAGCTTAACATAAATGTTTCTTCTATAATTTTCAGAGCTGAACGTAGACCCAATTCCCACAGAAGCCAATCTAAAGCGATCGGAATCAATCTTAATCGCTTTGTATTGTAAAGTGGTTGATAGACCAGCAATAGGTGTATTTGAAGTTGAATATTCAACAATATCTCCAGACTCGAATCCGTGATTCTTTGCAAAGATGTAGTCATTTAATGTGTTGATACCAACAATACTTGTGCTGACTTTAGTATAATCTAAAGGTGGATAAGCTTGTGAAAGGATATCAATCTTCTTATGTCTGTAGTTACTACCTGGATTAGTTACAACAATCTTATCAATTACCTTTCTTACAGTTGTTGCAACAAGCTGATGAGTACCAGAAGCTGATCTGGTGATGTTTATTGTGTTAATTCCTGCAAGCGCATCATTCTTTCTTTCTGCTAAAGAAAGTGAAGAATCAGTGTTTGCAATTACATAATACTTAGAACCATCAACTAAGAAACCTGTGGTATTGTTATTTCCAGTGCTTCCGATGCCAAGACCAGTATTTCCAAGAGTTTTATATACAATCTCTTCACCATTGATGAAGTTGTGATATGTGCCAAAGCCAATAATGTCTGTTACTGTGTTAATACCAACATTAGCATCAAACTTAATTGAGGTTAAGACAGAACGCATTTTAGCTTCTGCCGTAGCACCAGAACCATTACCACCAGTTATAACAATAGATGGTGCCTTCTTATAATCATATCCTGGATTAGTTACGATAATATCATCAAAATGTCCTGAAACGAACACATTTCCAGTTGCACCAGATCCAACAGTATCTGACATGATTAATTGTGGTGGATTAATCACATCATAATTTCTGCCACTATTCAATACGTCAACAGACTCAATCTGACCATAGAATACTGCATCAGAGAATTTGTTAGAAATAATCTCAACACCATTGAGTAGGATGCCAACAGGACCTGTCTGTAATGGTTGCTCTGGATTCTTCTTCTTGGTAGTAATAGGAATTCTCTTAAGTAGATTCTGACTACCTAGTGTTCTGTTGTCTTGTGCAGCATCAGCTACAATATAATTTGATGTTCCATTACCTTCAGAGAACGAAATGAAGTCGTTGATGAAGATTCTTGATGGGCTGAATGCTAACTTAAATCTATTATTGTCAATTTTGCTGACAAAATATACACCAGTAGAGATGCCACTGATAGGATTGCCATTAGGATTGAAGACTACCTTATCACCAGTGTAGAAGTTGTGATTTGTTACGTCAATAATATTTGTATTACCAGCACCAACACTGAAGAACTTTTTACGAGATAGTACTCCAGATCCAGCTGTAATGCTGTATGATGGCAATCCAGTGGAAGTTACATAGAGATTCTCTTTCTTTCTATCAATGTAGGTATTTTGAACATCAGCTACAAATTTGGTAATCTCTGGATATGTAGAACTAACAGAAGATACATATTTAATATTTCTTTTTGCAACATAGTTGGAAGTTTGCGAAAGTGTACCAGAAAATTCAAAAGTAAACGAATCTACAGCATTTACTTGGATAACTTCTCCATTAATTTGTTCTTGACTTTGTTGGTCAATTAATGTTACAGTATCAGACGACTTAAAGCCATGAGGCTCTTTGGTGTTGATTACTGAAGGAGAAGTTGTCGATTCTACACCAAATTCTCTTGGCTGAACATCTACTTCATAAGATACGTTGTGGATCCATGGATCAAACTTTTTATTATATGATTCAGCAATAACTTCTTCACCTAAAGTTTTTACCTTAATCTCGTCACCAACTGCAAGATACTTAGTATTCTCAGCTAAAGTAACGTTCTTATCTAACTGTGCAGTTACACGAAGGAAAACTGGCTTAGTCTCATCACCATTCTCATAAGAATAGATGAAACTATTTTGGAAAATATCTGAATATACTGCGACGCTAGTTGTTAAGCCAACACAATTGAAAAATTGAGTGCTGCTCTTAGAAGTATAAGTTACAATACCACTGTTGACATAAAGCTCTCCAGCATCGGCAAATCCAACAGTAGAGTCAACTGTAATTGTTGATGACGATAGATCTACTGGATCTGTAGTCTTGGTACTAGGACATACAGAAAAATCTCCAACCGTAGATTCTAAGCTTAGTTTGATCTGATAGTATCCACCACCTTCGAGATTGATGATTTGGCTATCATAAACATAGCTAGATGATTGTGGAGAGTCTTGGAAAATTGCTTGACCCTTAAGCTTAGATGCATCACCACTAATTTGCTGAACAATAAGGTTTTTAGTTACCAACCAGTCAGCGTTTGATGGTTTAATTAGATAATCTTGTGGTTTTATGATTTCTGCGTTTGGTTCTCCGTAAAGAACCTTGAATAGAATCTTAATAGACTCGTCTGAACCCTTAGATTTGTAGAAATCTCTTGCAAAAGTTAAAAACTTACCTTTGTTTAAACCATCAGCTAATGTTCTCTCTTCAAATCCAGGTAAGAATTGATATTTAAGCTTCTTCCAAAATTCTACTAGGAATAAGTTACTTAAATTATAGACAGTATCGTCAGCAACGTGAGATGCTGCCTCAGATTCTCTGAATACGAGATATTCTGGGTAGTTAGTCTTATGTAAAGACTCTACTCCACTAAAGCCACGGATACAGCCATAAAACTTAGTATCATCCTTACTAGTGTATGTGATGATCTCGGTGCCAATCTTTAGCAGACCATAAGACTGGGGCCAGGCAGCCGTAGAGGCAACCTCAATTTCATCAGTAAAAGATTCAATATTATTTGTAAGAGATGTAGATCCGTCAAGGTATGATGTTTCCTTAAAATTCTCAAAATTTAAGTATTGATCAATATTCTCACTAAGATCAGTTGAACCGCCTTGGCGATCCATTGAAATATAATACTGCTTCAGAAACTCAGTAAATAGTGGATTTTCTTCGGCAATGAATTTTGGAATCTGAGTACCAATAACTTGGTTAATTTGTACTCTCTGGATCTGCTTATCAATCATTCTTCGTTATCTCGTATAAGTTCCGTTAACAAAACTTGAGGTTGATGTAAATCTTGTTCCAGCAACGTTATCACCAGAAGACATGATATCTTTAATCATGGTAAATTTGCTGGATGCAATATCTAAACTTATGTATAAGTCTTTTAGACCGATAATATCGTTGGACTCAGGTATAGCCTGAATCTCAACAACATTATTTGATTTAACTGTAGAAATGATATTAACACTATTCAATAAGATCTCACCCTTAACATAATCAACAGTACCAGCACTGTTGTTAACAATAACAGGCTTACCAACAGAGTCTAGATAGAAGAAGAAAATTCTTCCCATGGTTTTAGATGTTGGGAAATCAGCAAGATACATTGTATTTGGATTATTGTTAACTTTAAATCCAGTAGACTTGATGGAATAGCCTTCACTGCGGATGTGGAACTGATTTCCAAAGCACAATTCATACTGTGCATTGGAATTGATAGCAACGTTTAGATTTCTTCTAATTTTAATCTTTGTGATGTTTGATGTGATAGAATTATCAGTACTATCAATTAGGCTGACAACCTTACTATATTTTACTCTTCCACCAAACTGATTAGTCTCTTTTGATGTTGCGTACTGATTTAGAGATGAAACAATCTGACTTTGTAGATTGCTTACATCACTAATCATATTAGGATTGTAGTATACTGAAGACTCTAATTCAACATAGAGATACTTGAGATCAATGATTTCTGGTACAATACCAGCGATACTGTACTTTTTAAGATCTCTTAAGATTTCCTTTTTGGAGAATAGAGAGATTGTAGAACCGCTTTTTGGTTTGATGACGATGAATACCTTTCCAAATTGAGGTGGATCTAATTCTTCACCACCATATGCAGAGACTGATGCAGCATTAGGATAGATGGTTGGGACAATCGCTTCGTAATCATTAGCTGAAACCGCTCTGTACTGTGAGGAATAGAGCCTAGGAGCGTAGTTTTTGATTGATGCGACTGATTCGATGTCAGCACCATCTGCAGCGGCTACAGAGGTGTTTATGGTAAGTGATGTTTGAGGTATAAAGCTGTTATTACTATCAAGGAGAACTCCATTAAATGAAAGGTTAGTAACACCATTAGCGTCTTTTCCATTTGTGACAATGTAGGTGGCTTCGATGAAATTGTTGTTTTCAAGCTTTTTGCCAATGATTCCATCACCAAAGATCAACTCGTATTTTTCGCCTGAAACTTCTTGTACGAGATAATTTTTAGAAGTTGTGGTTAGTCCTACAATATTATCAATCTTAGTATACTCCTCACTGATCTGATCACCCTCAGAAGGTCTTACCTTTACGACTAGGGTTGAAAGATCAATACCAGGGTTTTGTAGAATGAATTTTTGATCTGGTTGTGAATTGTCAACGGTGAACGATGACTTCACAAATGCACCTTCATAGACGCTAATATTAGTAAATGCGCCGATATTATCAGATACTGGAACCGTAATATCTTCTGGTACACAGAATGAGTAATTCAAGTCATTAGCGGCACCTGTAGCAACCACACCAGCCTTTAGTGTAAGCGTCGGTGTGGTGCTTGAAATGCCGCTAGTAGGTACGTCAGCCAACATGGAGACAACAGCCCTTGCAGCCTTTTTTGACTGGGGTACATAACCAATATTTCTTGCTAGGGAGACAACATTTTGCCTTAGAACTGCACTGTCAAGAAAGACTTCATTAACAACTGCATTGGTATTATATGCAGTGATGTAGGTATTATAGGCAAGCGTATCAATTAAGATTGACAGGTTAGATCCCTCAAAGTCATAATCAGTGAACTCACTGTTAGACCTGATATAATCCTTAATGGATCTCTTTATCTGATCAAAATCTAGATTTGTGAATTGAGTAAATGCCATTATACCCTTGTTGGTTGTAGGATAAACGTAATATCTTGTACGGGAGTCGAAAGACCAACGATGTCATAAACTACACCGACTTCAAGGTCGTTACTATCAACAGGAAATGCAACTCTAACTTGCCTTAAATCAATCCTTGGTTCAAAGTTGTTCAGAGTTGATTTGATTTCATTCTCAAGCTGAACTTGAATTTCTGGTGACTGTAGTTCAAAGTATGAGTCTTCGATTACCGTTCCAATACGATTATTGAAAAATCTCTCACCAACAATTGTCCGTACCAAGTTAATCACCGAATTTTTGATTGCGTTCTCATTTTTAAGAACTACAATGTCATTGGTGATTGGGTGTTTTTTGAATGATAAACTGATGTCTCTAAAAGCCCTTGATATGTTTGTTGGCATTGATATAGACAGACTTTTAGATTATTTAGGCAGTTAGTGCCAACGCTCTACATAATCATCAAAACCACCTTGTCCTCCACATGGTCTTGACATTCTATCGTTTGGTGGATCATTAACTTTCTTCTCATTTTCTTCATAATCCATCACTTCTTGTAAAAATTTACGCTTTTCTTCGTAAATGTCAACTTGTTTCATTGATCCATAGTCAGTAACGAGGCGATCAGTGCCCCACATCTGCCTCATGTACTCTTTGTTTCGGTCGGGTTGCATGAAATTCTCCTGATTTGTTGAAAAATCAGAACTTTTAGAGGGGTTTCTATCCCTTATCAATGTAAAATCCCTGCCTTAGGTAATCAGAGTCCTCAATATACTCATAATCTGGCAAATCTTGAACTTTTTCACCCTTCCAGAGAGGTATGGCAACAGAATTGCCATGTCTAAAGTCGGGATTTTGTCTAAAATGGACTTCAATTAACTGATTTCCAATGAATTCACAGTTAATCCACTCATAATCTCCAGCCAAATCCTCCAAAATTGAAGGAAATTCAACTTTCTTGTCGATTTTAGACCATTTGAACCACTTATATAGTGGATTATCATGATGACGCTCACCCATTACAACCAATTCTGGCTTCTTATTGCAAAAATCAACGCTTATGTGGTCTCCTTTGAAGATCTGACACCAGAATTCTGATGGATGAAGATCATCTGTTTCATTTTCTATCTTAATAATTCGAGCATCACGACCCATTCCAAGTAAATTCAAGGATGGGCGGACAATATAAAAGTCGGGTCTGGGGACGGTGGTGCCAGCAGGCCCACACTTATATCCCAAAACCCGACTTAGAAAGAGTTTATTGTATACCCAGAGGTCTTTAGGGTGAATAAGATCCCACTCCTGATTGACCTCTGTGATGTACATGTTACTTACCTTGTCCTCGGTATGCCTTCCTAGCCTTATTACGGCTCGTTGCAGCATATTTAGTATTCTTGCTGTTGCCCTGGCGAGTACACTTGGGCTTCGATTCAATTTTTTTACCGCTGGTCAATGAAGGGCGCTTTGCCATATTCGTCTCCTAGTTTAAGTTTCACTTCAATATCTTTGGGATCTGGTTCACCATCAAGATAAAAATCTTGTGCCAGATCCATTAACATGTTGCCCATCTCCTCATAGGTGAGGTCATCGGCATGTAAATTGTCTTTGATGAAGATCGCAAATCGATCAGATGACTCGGGTTTTTTCATGTCCAACGCGAATCAGAGGATTGCACCAGATCTCGAAACCAGCCTTGATAGCATCGAGACAGAATGAAACGTCTTCACCACACATATCCTGAACTTCACCAGATTCAAAGACTTGCATCTGAGGAGCAAACCAAGGATAGGTGAGAGACTCAAACACGCCTTTCTTAATCAGAACCCAACCGAAACCAGTGTAGTCAACGGTGAAGGGCTTCTTACGCTTTTGAATCGATTCAACGGTCTCATGGTTCATGACACCGCGATTCTTCTTGAATTCTTCTTCAGACAACCAGTGAGCAACAGAGGTCGTATGACCGTCTTCGGTTGCATACCAGCCAGCAGCAATGTCCTTGTCCATATAGACTAGACGAAGCAGAGCCTCGGTGTTGAAGACGATATCGTTATCGATCCAGAGCTGATAGTCGTAATTGAGTTTGCCGTCCCAGGGAACCTGATTAGGCCCGCGGAGAACGTTTGCACCGAGACACTTACAACGGGCAAAGTTCACCATGGAACTGTAGTCTTGTGAGATTTGAATGCTAGCGCCCATTTGCACTAGATCAAAACACATTTGAACGAAGTTTTTTAGGAAGGTATAAGAGCAACCGCGACCAGGCATACAGAAGACAATTGCCTTCCCTTTGAGCATTTCCTTTGCCTTATCGATGTCAAACTCTTCCTTCGACTTTTCAGGCGGTTCGTTCGCCACCACTTTAAATCCTGATGCCATACCAATTCAAAAGGTTTACTATAAGATTCTAACACCGTTATTTATCCTTGTCAATAGAGAGCTTAGGGGCGGGTTTTACTAAATAGTTCTTATAAGAACTCATAAGATACCCATGGACGATCCACAACTCAAAAGTCTTATGGATACCTACCATAAGATGCTACAACAAGAACCTGGCGATGAATTTGAAGCAGAGCCCCTCACTGAACAAATTAGTTTCACTGTAGGAAGCACTGGTGGAAGTTCTGCTAGAAGACAGCAGAAGATCAACAAGGCTGCTGATGCTGGTGTACCTAATGCCGCTGCTAAAGCTAAAGGCCCCCTACTTCCTGGTAGCATGGTAAAACTTGCTAATTCTTTTGAGGAAGAAGGTGAGAAGCTCGAAGAAGCATACGACATCGTTCTTGATTTTCTTATTTCAGAAGGTTATGCCGATTCCATCGAGAATGCCGATAAAATTATGGCAGTCATGGCTGAGGACAAAATCAAAGAGATTGTCGAGCAAAGTGCTATTCGTATCAGAGCCATTAACGTTGTTGATGACCAGAGAAGAGGTTCTCATGGTATGGCAGATGATATGAATAAGACTAAGGAGACTCTCAGAAAAATGAGACCTTATCCAAACGGCTTCCCTGGCGTAAGAGGCGTATAAAATCTTATAAGAATCTGAATCCCCTGGGAATTTTTTTTCCTGGGGGATTTTTTTTGTCTATAAGAATTCTTATACCCTCGGCGGCGGTCAGAAGAATATAAGAGATCTCTTGATATCTTATTTCTATAAAATCCCTCAGACGCTTTTTCATGGGCGAATTTTTTTTAAATCGAAGGATATTTAGAGGTCGATTTCAAGGTCTTATAGCTTAGGGAAGTTAGGCGTTTTTATATCAGGGGGGACGGCGGGGGCACGATACCACGATCGGGCACTGCTGTCAAGGGGCTGTGTGCCACTTTGTTGACTGGCACAGTATAAGAAAGGGCTGCGATTGCAGCCCCTAAGTATACCTTACTTCTTGCAGTATTCTGGGTAATCTCTACAGAAATTCCCATACATTACGTCGTGTCTGTTTATACTTTGGGTCACAACAAAGAACCAAGGTATAAGAAACGAGAGGGCAAGAAACCAGCAGATTGTATAACCTTTCATCCGTACATCCTCACGAAATCTTTATACAAACCAACTGATACTTGTCGAGTATACCGTGGCAAGGATTGCAGCTCCTTAGGTATAGCATTGTAGCCATTGTAGCCCTCATCATATGCTTTAACCAAGGTGTGATTACGCCAGTGAACGTATACCCTACGCGGGTTTCCGTTCTTATCATTAATCGCCTGATAGTGAACAATACACTCCTCGGGTGACATGTAGGAGAGGTTAGGGTTAGCCATTGGCATCACTTTACTGCCTCCAGAATGTTAGCGCGAACGCCACAGGAATTGTAGAATTGAACCATGGAAATAGCTTCCTCTTCAGTATAAAACTGTTGAGTGCGCCATTCTTCACTCAAACCCGCCGAAGGATAGGGGGTTTCGTATACAATAGTGATCATTGTTTCAGTGGGGAAAGTGTAAGGAAAGGGGGAGGGATTCTCCCCCAATTGTATCAGCCGACTCGCAAGTATTGCGTCACGGCGGTGATAACGAACTGACCCAAGTATTCAGCTCGGGCTTTCTCAGCCTTTACACTTGCTTCGAGGTTCTTTATAGTCTCCCCGAAATCTTTGGAGGTTCGCTGACAACGAAGGATGCGACCTTCCTTGACATTAACCTCTCCAACATTCTCGGCTTCCATCATACCTAGGAGATCCTTCTTTAGATTCTCCAGGCGCTTGGTTTCAGCCTTTAGGCGGCGATCCTCAGTGATGATCTGAGAAGCCAGTGTCTCGAAATCAGCCATGGTGGCGATGGGGTTAGGTGTGCGGCGGATGTCTTTCGGATCCGCTTAAGCGTATCCTAAAGGGTTAGAGCCAGCTGATCAGCCCCTCGTGGGCCACTTCGGAAACTGGCACAGTCTTATGGGCGTTCTCATGAGAATCTGGCAGCCCATAGGGTAGACTCTTAAGACAAACGAAAGGGATCCCCATGCGACCCATTACCCAGGAGCAAATCAAATCAGCCATGGAAAGGTTGAACCGTGATCTGGAGCAATCATCGCAGCTGCGGCAGGTGCTGGCAACCTCTCAATGGTTAAGAGAATCTGAAAAGTTCAGATATAAAGTTTCGTTACGATACCGTGGCGTTACCTACCATCGCATGATAGAGCAGCCATAAGACCGTCTTATGTTACAGATCATGACAGGTGTGGCTTCAGGTGCCGCAGCCATGCCTGCCATGCTGTAGGATATGGGCACAACCGAAGGAGAGGCGGGGTAGCCTTGTAGACGAAAAAGGTCGTCACCTAACCTGCTTACCTATAATAATACTAAAATCTTTATACTTTCTTTCTATATTTTCTCTCTACATTTCAACTAGATTCTTAACTAGATTCTGAACTAGATTTATAAGAAGGGGGGAGATTATCCCCCCAGTTTGTATCAGATAAGCTCTCGGAATGCCTTCCTGATCTTATCACGTTTGCGAACTGCTGAGGGTAATAGAACCCAGAACACGTTGCGTTTGATCCTAACCCTTGTGACCTTACCTTGCCTCTCCATGGCTTTTAGAACACCATGGAAGCTTGTGCGGGGGATTGTATCATCAAACCCCAGATCGGCATGGAGATCGATCAGGCGGCGGCTGCGAGCTGGTGACTTAGCAAGCTGCCTCAGGATGGCAGCTTCGATTTGCTGGCGGGCTGTACGGTTGAACATCGGAGGAATCCCGTTGACTTGCTTACAATAGAGCATGATGGGGGTCTTGCGACCCCCCTGTAACATTACGAAACAATCTCATTCACTGTCTTTTTAGCGTTACCATGTGCAGGGAAAGCTATAATAAACTCTCGGTCGGATTGTTGACACAAACCACAAGTCTTGCAGGTTACATTCTCGTGGATTGTTGCAGGGCAGGTGATAACTTTACGACCCGATTCTGTCTTGTAGAATCTATCGGTCTTGCTAGAGTTAACAACAGCAACTGCTGGAATCTTATGCTCCGACATTACTTTGTCGGCAACTTCTACCGACTCAGTGCTAACGTTGACCGTGAATCCTGCAGCGTTTGCATACTTAATCACACCCAGGTTAGTTTCAGTCAACGGGTGATGAGTGTAAGTATAACCTTTGCGACCACGGTTAGCCTCAGCCAACTCTACTACTTTGTTGCCGTCGATTACACCGTCAGAGACAACTGGCAGGTCACCAGATACATTGTGACGCCACAATTGTCCCCGTTGAAGTTTACGAACAAGCTTTAAGAATTCAGCCCATTCGTGACCACGTTCGCCTGCAGATACCTTGCCCCAGTGAATATTCTGGGGGCCAGATTTAGCGTAGCAACCCTTAAAGTAGAAAGGGCAGCCAGTCCAGCAGGTAGAACGGTCGGACGTGGTTGTGGGAATTGCGCCCGTCTTAGCGTTGCTGCTGATAGGGGTGAAAGCGGTAAGCATTGGAATGCCTCAGCGACTCCCATAAGATACCAACGGATCAGGCAAGCCGTCAACCCCCTGACCCATTGGAGATCCTTATGGGTCTTATAAGATATTGTGTTGTTTCAAATTGTTGCAGCTTCCATAAGATCGTCCAGAACCTCATTATTATAGAGATCCAGGATCTCATCTTTCATATCTTCTTCACTGGCAGAATCATAAGCATCCATTAGGAGATCATGTGCCATTTGCATTAACGTATCCATATCCATATCGTCAATAATCTTTTCACAATAATCATACTTAAGTTTGGCAAGTTGCTGAGTGTTCAGAGTCATGTCAACTAGATTTGTCTGGGACTTCATAAGACTACCAACTAGATTCGGATTTGTCAAGTGGATGCAATCATACGATAATCTAATGATTCAATCAGCCAACCAGTAGCAGCAGTGATCTCTTCTACAAGATCATCACCATCTTCGGCTTCCCACATGCTACCAAGAATCTCATCGTAAACTTCCTTTTGTTCTTCTTCAGGAAGTTCATAAGAACCGTGTGTCTCTAGGCAACCAGTGAAATCGAACTTGATCTCAGTGACTTGATAGATCATTGGACTGATTTGAAGACCCCATAAGACTATCAACTAGATCAGAGCCTGTCAATGGTCTTGTGCCAGTTTCTAAACTGTCTACCGAAGGTTCTTTTTGTCCCTGGCTGTCTTATAGTAGAGGTAGAATCTTATAAGTTTTCCACAGTTTCCACAGATTCCACAGGTTTTTCCACAGCCCTGTGGAAAACTATAAGACTACTGAGACTCTCCCCTTGTGCCACTTCAGAAACTGTCCCAGTCTCAACTAGATTCTTATAAGACCTGAACTAGACTCGGAGGGTGTCAAGTGGGAATGTGCCAGTTCTTATAGTGTCACAGCGGGTCTTGACAAAACGGCGGTCTTATGATAGGGCGCAGCCCAAGACAACGATAAGATCGCATATTTATAAGACTTTTATGAGACGTTATAGAATACAAACATATGTTTTTTTAAACATTTAAAGTTTTCCACAATTTCCACAGGTTTCTCCGTAAATGTCTTCAAACCCTCAAATAAGATAGTCAATATTCAATACAATTCTTAACCCTTCATCAGTACAAGAACTCCCAGTATGACTACATTCTCCAGGAAATAAGACTGCTCTATTAGCCACAGATTCTACCTTCCGCGTCTTATCCTCAAACACCGTATAACCATCATTACTATTCAAATATAAGATACAAACCCTATGCTTATCTTTTAGATCAACATGAAATTGTTTCTGTCTTATACTATCAGTTCTAGGAGTAGCATTGATCTTCATTCTATACAAAGTATGATCCTTAGCATTAGGAATATACTGATCATAGACATCATGAACATACTTATAGTATTGAGATCTTATTTCATTATTAAAATAAAGGAGATGATAGAATTGTGAATCATTATCTCCTTTATACACACTGTAATTATTATAAAACCATGGAAGATCTTCTACCATAAGAGTCAGACTATTAAAATACTCTTCTGGGAGAAAGTTATCAATAACTTCAATCACTATACCTATAATGATAAGATGGGTTTGCTAGTGGATATAACTCATGCATAATAACATGCAGATCTTCGTATAGTTTTTTGTCTTCTGCATTTTGCAATTGATAAGATCTTACTGCTTCGTAGACCTTTTTATACTGTTCAGTTGTCATTGTTTTCTTTTAGATAAAGTTTTCTCCAGGCATTGTTTTTCTTTGGGGTCACATACTGTAGATTATCAATCCTATTGTCATGTGGATTATCATTGATATGATCTATAACAACAGTGTCCCTTACCCATTGTTTAAAAGAATCAGGAGCACTATCCCAATCATCTCTCAATTCATCTGGTGGATTTTGGTCTACTGGTTTAAATGCCCACATGACCAATTGGTGTATCTGATATGTACCAGCAAAGGTTTTACCATCACCACGATAATCATCTAAGATAAGATCTTTGGGTTTTGATAACTTAATATCAGAATGTCCACCTCGACCAGCGCTGTTGTCTCGTGCTCTGATCTTTAAAATACGTTCCTTGCCACCTTTGGTTGACAATACTCTACCATGATCAGACACATAATAATAAGGCAACCTAACCCCACGAATACTTACGGGTTTCCAATTCTCATTCTTCATCTTCCACAGGAACCCACATATCATTCTCAAATTGTTGGAACAACCGATATCTTTGGGACATCAACTGTTCCTTCTCTTCAGTAGTATGACGCTTTCCTTCTCCTACTGTTGTCACCCATTGTCCATTGTTGCCCAGATAAGTGTCTGGTGCCTTACTGTGCTGTAGACCTGAGATGGATTTTAGTACCCATTTCATTGTTCATTCTCCTTTGTGGCTGTTGGTATCTATCAATGATGTTAATCGCTATAAGAAGCATTAACCCTGCTATCGGTAATACAAACTGTCTCATTAGAATATACACCCTATATTATAAGATATCGTAACCTTATTAGCAGGTGATGGGTTCACATAATGCAATAATGTAGACGGAAATAAGATTACATCACCTTCTTGCACATCATCCATAACTTTGGTATTATTGAACAACGGATGATCATGATGATTCACAAATGCTGTTGTGTTCTTTCCTTCCAAATGCAACAGATAAATGCCCGAAAATACTCCCTTTGGTCGATGATTATGTACCTCTTGATATTGCCCAGGTACATAAGAATTATACCACATTTCTTGGATATTTGACTCCTTGGGCATTTGGATGGTATCCTGTAAATCCATTAACATTAAATCTAATGGATTCCAGACAACCTGATTCAAGAAATACTCATTATGAAAGAATGTCTTATTCTCTCCATAACTACTCGTTACATCACAATTCCAACTGGATTTCTTTTTATCATCAGCATCAATATGTGGCATCATGAGACGTTTAATCTCCTCATGCTCTTGAACTCGTCCAGTCCAAATATAGTGATTGGGGAATACAAACAAACTCATAAGATCTCAAAACAAACAGAATTAAATCGACCAATAATACCTTTCAACTCTATCTTGGTATGAGACGTGTGTACTTCTACATTGGAAACAGTATAAATGTGATCAATGATACACATATAAGGTCTATCATTGTTCCCC